AAGAGCGAATGAGCTCAAGCAGCTTCTTCCAGGTCTAAATGCCCTGTTTGGAGAAGAGTACAATAACTACGAGAACGAGCACGAGCAAATTTATACAACTGAAAACTCTGAAAGAAGTTTTGAAGAGGAACTAAAGTTGTCGGGTTTTGCTGCTGCTCCTGTTAAAGACGAAGGTGCGTCAATATCTTTTGATACTGCACAGGAGTCTTTTGTAGCTCGTTATACACACGAAACAATCGCTTTAGGATTTAGTGTTACAGAAGAAGCAATGGAAGATAATTTATACGTTAGTCTTTCAGGCAGATACACTAAAGCTTTAGCGAGAGCAATGGCTTACACAAAACAGGTGAAAGCTGCTGCTCCGTTGAATAACGGCTTTACAAATTCATTCCAATCTGGAGATGGGGTTAACCTATTTACAGCAAGTGGTGATGGAGTAACAGGTGGAGATGGTCACCCTCTAGTATCTGGCGGTAAGAACTCTAACAGACCAGTCACAGGTGCAGACTTGAATGAAACTTCATTAGAAGACAACATCATTCAAATCAGCAAGTGGACTGATGAAAGAGGTCTTAAAATTGCAGCTAGAGCTAGAAAGCTTATCGTTCCAACTGATTTGCAATTTGTTGCAACCCGTCTATTAGAAAGCGAGTACAGAATTGGTACTGCTGACAATGACATCAACGCTATCAGAAACAATGGTGTTATACCTGAAGGCTACGCAGTTAATCATTATTTAACTGATACTAATGCTTTCTTCTTAATCACTGATGTGCCTGATGGCATGAAGCATTTTGTTAGAGCACCAATGGTGACTAGCATGGACGGAGACTTTGACACTGGAAACGTAAGATACAAAGCTAGAGAAAGATA